CGATCTTGGCGGGGAGTACATTTCTGGTAAGGGTGAGACTACAACATTTGGCTATGGCGTTGTTGTTGCCATTTCTACGGTTGATCTTGACGCCGATCCTGGCACACCAGAGAGTCCAATTCTTGTAAGTGCTAAGGGAACATCATTCATTGCGAGCGAGGGTGACAATCTTAACCCCGCACTGAGTTTTGGTGCTAGCGCTTATTACTGGTCGTCTGCTAGTAAGTTTAAGCAATTCTTGAATGATTACAGTGATAAGCCGTGGGTGACTCAGGGGATCATTGGCGTTTATGCTATGCCGCCGCTTTCATGGTTTGGTGGTATTGAGGGTGGTCCGGCAGACACAACCGAATCGCCCAACTATCACGGCTATAGTTTGGACGGTTTCAAATTTGAACCGTCACTTACTTACATGTGGGCAGGCTGGCGGTTTGACGATAGGGTGACTAAGCGTTTCCCTGATAGGTATAAGAATCTTAAGAAATTCTTTACTTACCCATACATGGCGATTGAGCTTACTACCTGGACTGGCAAGCCAATCATTCTTAAGCCTGAGTCATGGCAGGATCAAGACGCTTATATTGTTACTCGTGGGTCATTTGGCACGACGCAGAATAGGCTTGAGATTTCTCCGGCTAATTACAATCACAATAACGAGTCGTTCAACCCGCCTAGTCAGCTTATGCCGTATTACAATGGTGGGGACTATTTTGATGTAGCAACTTACATTAGTGATTTTCCATCATTGCCCATTGTGAACAATGGCGCAATTGCCTATCTTGCAAGCAACAAAAACAGCATTGCTTTTCAGCACACGTCAGCAGACTGGTCACAGCAACGCGCTCTTGGAATGAATCAAGCCGCGTACGATGTGGCATCCGGCGGGATTTCCACAGCACGCAATCTCGCGCAAATTGCCAATATTGGCGACATTGCACAAATGGGTGTTAGCAACGCCGCTATGGGTAACGCGGCGGTTAATTCGGCAACCGGTGGAATTGCTAGTGGAGCGGCAAACGGTGCTGGTCTGGCGGCAATGGGCGCTGGCGCAATGGGCGCGGCTGGTGCGATTGGTGCTGGCATTGGTGCGATTGCCAATGGCATCAATACTGGCATTAACATGGCGGCGAATGAGGGTAGGGTTGCGGCGGGCAATCTTACTCGTACAGCGTCTACGGCAATCAGCAACCGTCAGGAAACACTTGTCAGAGACACTAACAAAAATGTGTCTGACTGGGCGGCGCGTGGTGATTACGCCAATCAGATTGCGGCTGTGAATGCTAAGGTTAGGGACGCCGCACTCATTCAGCCTACTGTCAGCGGGCAGATTGGCGGCGATTTTACTACGGTGCTTAACGGCACCGGGTATGTTGTCACTATGATTGTTAAGACTCTTCAACCGGCATCTATGCGAGCCATTGGAGAATATTGGTTGCGCTACGGATATGCAATTCATAGCTTTATTCGTATGCCGGATTCGCTCATGGTCATGGAAAAGATGACTTATTGGAAACTTGCCGAAACGTATATTACGGCTAGTAAAGTACCAGAGGGTTTCAAACAGGCCATTCGTGGCATTTTTGAGAAAGGTGTAACCGTGTGGGCTGATCCCTCATACATTGGTAATATTGATATGGCAGACAACGCGCCTCTCACGGGGATTTCTTACTAATGGCTGGTAATGGCACTGGCGGCGCTAGCCAGGTTTACTCCTCTTATCTCTACGGTGCAAGCGGCCAATTTGGTCGTAAAAGTGCTGAGCGACGAGAGGAACTAATTTTCCGCGTTATCAAGAAAAAGATCACAGAACTAGCTCTTAATCGATTTAAGTGGGAGGGGTTTCCCTCTACGGTTGACACTCGTTTTCTTGAAATGTCGCTACTGTTTAACGGGTGTGCTGTTGCGTACATTGATAAAGATTATGACCAATTTCTTGTTGTACGAGCGACTGGCACCGGATCGGTTAACATGGTTGATAACCCTGTTGCCTTTACAGTATTTGGGCCCGGATCATACACGCAGACAAGCGGCGTTGGCGATCCTGTTATGTTCCGTAGCAAAAATATTCGCGCTTATCTTCCAATGACATTCGAGCGCCTTTCCGAAAAGGCTAAGAAACAGGTTGGCGTGCCTATTTGGCCCAATTATCTACGGTCATCTGATATTGACATGATCGACCTTTACGCTTCTCGATTGGCAACAATTGAGCGCACGCTTGAGATTAATTCTAAGAATGCGCGTCGCAACAAGGTTCTAACGGCAACGCCTAACACTCAGCTTTCGGTAATGAATTTCAACCGTCAGCTTGACGAGGGTGTTGATGGAATTGTTGTAACGTCACCTATCGGAGAGGAACAGGTCGTGCAGGCGCTTGATCTTGGCATCACGCCCGACTCGTACGATAAGTTGAGCATTCTACGCACGCGCTGGTGGAATGAGTGTATGGGCATGCTGGGCATTGATAACGCCAATCAGGATAAGAAAGAGCGTCTTGTTGCATCCGAAGTTGGCGCTAACGATGGTCAGACTGATTCCATGCGTTTCACTTATCTGAATGCACGCCGGATTGCATGCGAGCAGATTAAGGAAGTGTTTGGATATGACATTGAAGTTGAATTCAATGTTGAAGTTGAAGCTCAGGCGAAAATGGCGTTGGATCAGATGAATAGCGGGGCGGTGTAATGGCGCACTTTACAATGCTTTTGAAGGATGTTATCGAAACAGTCTGTAATGAGAATGAAGATGCGGACACCTGGGCACAGCCATACAACCATTTCACGTATGATGGAATTACGTATGGCAAGCTACCTTACATCGAAGATTATTCAAAGATTGGACTAGGAACATACCCTATCTTTGACGAGCAATATCGACCTATTCTCAATGGTAAAATCATTGACGAATATTTCAATCAGGAAATTGGCACTGAATCAATCGACAATTTTATGCTAATCATGCGTAAAAAGATGGATCAGATTATGCCATACTTTAATCAGCTTTACGCAAAGATTGACTATTCCCCTCTCATGACTATGAATATTCATAGCCAGGGAAACGTAAATATCAATGGGAGTGAAGAGGTAACAGCGGCAAACAACAGTACAAGTAATACAAAGAACACTGGGCGTGCTGTCAACTCGGACACACCACAGACAATGCTCAGTGGGGATGAGGATTACGCCGCTAGCGCTGTAGATAGCAATAGCTCAGCCGACGTTACAGCCAACGTTGGTTCAACCTCAAACTCTTCTAACACGGCTGAAAATCAGAGTGACAATCTTGTCACAGGTTTCCAAGGTAACGCGTCACGGCTAGTGATGGAATATCGTGCAAGTCTCATTAACGTTGATATGCAGGTTATCAGCGCAATTTCAGACTGTTTCATGATGGTTCTTAATTCTGGCGATGACTACTTTGCCTATGAGAATGGATGGTATCACTGAAATGGTTCTCCCTACCGCGCTTGTTATTCCGCCATATACGGCGAGTTTTGCACCGATTCCGCAGGTACAACCGTTCACATATCGTGACGGTATTACAATGCTTGGTAAGCTTGAAGGTCTTACTAAGTACATCTGTAAGACGGTCATTCCGTATATTGATGAGAATTTTACCAATCTCACCAATGGTGTTGAAAGCGATATTAATGCGCTTGTTGAGCTAATCAATGCGGCAATTGACTCAATTATCAACAGCAGTATTGAAGTGCAGGATAGTGTAGTAGCCGGAATTTTCAATAACCCGGCAAGTGCAACACGCATTGTGACAGACGCGCTGTATGCCGCTAAGAGCGTGGTTGACGCACTAGAAACACTCACGTCCACGGGGCGACTCTCGCAGACGGCAATGGACGCTGTATACGCGCATAAGACTGATCTTGATGCTCTTACAGCAACTGTTTCCGCTAACTATGTTTCGCTTGATGCGCGTATCACTACGAATACGGCGGCAACGACGGCTAACGCTACGGCTATTGCTACTGAGACAACGAACCGTCAGAACGCTGACAATCTTAAGCGGAATATTGCTCAGGTTGTACAGAGTAACAGTGTTGATTTCAACACTCTTACGGCAACAAGTGTAAACACATTTGCGGCGGCTCCTACCCATCGCACCCGACCCACTAATCAGCCCGGTACTTTGATTGTTGAAGTGAATGGGATTGCCGTTACTCAGCTTTTCTATACTAATGGAACGGGTGTTCGTGCTCGGGCGTTTACACGCTATTTCGACGGCACGGCATGGTCTGACTGGGAATTTGTTGACACTAAGCGTAGCCACATTCCGCGCTATAAGGTCACGTTCATTGGTGATTCGTACATGGCTGGTTTTGGGCTTACATCGCCTAGCACTCAGCGCTGGACGTCTCTTATCAGTAACGATTGGGGCGTGGCTGAGCAGAATCTTTCCAACTCGGGTAGCGGATATATTAACGCTGGCAGTGCTGGTAGTTTTGTAACGCAATCCCTTTCAGTGGCGGCAGACACTGACACGGTGATTATCAGTGGTGGAATTAACGATGCTCCTCTGGCACCTACTCAGGCGGCAATTACCAATGCTGTAAATAGCATCATCGCTAATATTCGTGCGGCGGCACCGTCAGCACACATCGTGTTTATTAGTCCGATGCTGTATCAGAATGATCCGACAACGGCACAGTCAACCGTGAGCGGGTACATTCAGGCGGCTGTTGCGGCGGCAGGTTGTCGCTATCTTGTCAATGCCGAATACATTCGTATCAACCGTGATGAGCTTTGTCAGGGTGATGGGCACCCGAACGCGGCTGGATCGGTTGTTATCAAAGAATGGGTTAAAGACAACGTAGAAAACATGCCACGCGTTGGTTCTACACGTGGTAAGTTTGTGCGTGAACCGTCGAGCGATGCAACTTTTACGGGTGAAAATGTGCTTGCGCAAGGCACGATTGCAAATGCACGCGCAGGATGGTACACAATTACCGCGCAGGCAAATATGTACAAGTCAAGTCTCGGATACATGCATATTTATGCGGGTGTGTACAATGAGCGCATCCGTAATGATGTGAAGAGTGACACGCTTGTTGAGTACATGGTAGCATCTATCGAGTACTACCATTCGGGCGGCGATCTTTATATCGGCGTTGGTTATGAGCCGAACGGTGCTAGCACGACCACTGTTCAGGGAAACCGATACACTCGCGTATCGGCCGTCTGGCAGGGTAGCAACTAGACTGGTGTAGGGGAGGGTGCTCCTCCCCTACACCTTAT